AACCACGGTTTTAAGTTTACAAGCACAATCTTTTAATCTCTGGTCGTTACCAACTTCTATTTCCTTAAGGATTTTCTTAACGTAATCTGGATATTCTAAATCTGATGTTAAAGGGCATGGCATATATAAATAATACACATTAAATATTCTCTTGACTTTTAATTTCTCTTTTGGTATCATATATATTGGATGATTTACTCTTTACAAGTAGAAAGACATGTACTAAGCGGGTTACTTAAACATCAAGACCTCTTTGCGGATATTGATGTGTTTTTAACTGAAAATGATTTTTATAATGATGTCCATTCTACTATATATACTGTATTTAAAAATATAAGACACAAAGGAGAAAATGTAGATAAAATATTATTAGCCGAGAAGATAAAGAATCTGGGGATTTCATTTAAAGACGAAATTAACATCTTTGATTATATTGATAATTTAAGTTTTTCCCAAATCACGGAAGAAGCAACCATGACTGCTTGCAAAGAATTAATTAAGCTAAGAATAAGAAGAGAGATTTCTCAAACAGCAGATAAACTAAAAGAATATGTTAATAAAAACTCAGAAGATTCGGTAGATCAGATTATTGGTAAAATAGATCAAATATACAATAAAAAAATATCATCATATTCTGAAAATGATGCGCCAATTAATATTTTTGAAGGAGTAGAAGATCTTATTGAGGATATTGGAAATACGCCAAAGGATGAAACAGGATTAATTACTCCATATTCAGAATTTAATAGGATGTATGGTGGTTTAAAGAATAATAATATTTATGCTATTGCGAGCAGGCCTGGTCAAGGGAAATCGACCTGGCTAAATGATATTTGTTTTAAAACTTCTATTAATGCAAAAAATAAAGCTAAAACATTAATTCTTGATACAGAAATGCAAACGATGGATATACAATTGCGCATGGTAGCATCTTTAACAGATGTTCCAGTTTGGTATCTTGAAACTGGTAACTGGCGTAAGAATGAAGAGATGACAAAGAAAGTAAGAGCAGCTTGGGAAAAAGTAAAAACATACGAATATTTCCATTATCATGTAGGAAATAAAAATATAGATCAAGTATGCTCTATTATTCGCAGATGGTATCTTTCAAAAGTTGGTCGCGGAAATCAAGCGATGATTGCTTATGACTATATTAAATTAACTGGCGAAAGGGTCGGAGCAAATTGGGCAGAGCATCAAGCCATCGGGGAAAAGATTGATAAACTCAAAAGAGTTTCAGAGGAAATACATTGCCCTATTGTTACTGCTATGCAATTAAATAGGACTGGCGAAAGTTTTAATAGAAATTCTAATAATGTCGTAGATGATAGCTCTGTCATTTCTCTTTCGGATAGACTGCAATGGTTTGCTTCATTTGTAGCTATTTTTAGAAGAAAGACTTTAGACGAAGTTACGCTAGATGGTCAAGCGTTTGGAACACATAAATTAATTTCAACAAAAACTAGATTCCAAGGTAAAGACGCGGCTGGGCATCAAGATCTTGTCCGAAGACTAGATTCTTCTGGAAAAGAAATATGGGCGCAAAATTATCTTAATTATCAAGTAACAAATTTTAATATAGAAGAACGCGGGTCTTTAAGAGATGTTGCTGAAAGTCAAAGAGAACAATATGAACTAAATGATTCTAATAGAAATGATGGAGAACTATTATGAATGTTGAATTAATATCTATAACAAAACCAGATATCAAAGATATTAAAAAAGCAGAAGATTTAGTCGCTTATTGCGCTAGAGTAAGCAATCCTTCCAATCAATTAAATTTAGATACTGCGCCTAAATTATTAAAATTTTTAATAAACCATAAACATTGGTCGCCATTTGAGATGGTAGATATGTGCGTAGAGATTAAGACTAGTAGAGCTATTGCGGCTCAAATCTTAAGACATAGATCGTTTTTTTTTCAAGAGTATAGTTTAAGATATAGCACCGCCGTAGATTACGAAGATATTGAATTAAGACTACAAGGAGATAAAAATAGGCAAGTTGGAGAAAAATTATTGCCAACAGGCACAGATGCCTATGATAAAATTAATGAACTTTTAGTAGAATCTTTGTCATTATCACAGCATTGTTATGAAACTATGATAGAAAATGGAGTAGCAAAAGAAGTCGCTAGAATGATACTACCTCTAACTACGCAAACAACCATGTATATGAAGGGCTCTTTAAGGAGCTGGATACATTATATAGAATTAAGAACAGAACAAAATACACAAAAAGAACATAGAGAAATTGCTAAAAAATGTAAAAAAATATTTATTAAAGAATTTCCAATAATTAGCGAGGCTTTAGAATGGAACAAATAAGCATTTACGAGATCCTAACAGAGCTAGGATATCAATTAAAAGATTATGGTAAAGAATTCAGAACAAAACCTCTTTATAGAGACAGCGACAATGATACTGTGTTAAGAATCTATAAAGATACAGGAAAATGGTTTGACTTTAAACAAAATATTAGCGGAGATATAAATTCGCTAGTAAGATTAACTTTAAAAATTGATGATCCAGATAAAGCTCAAGAATGGTTAAAAAATAAAAATTTTACCACAAACTATAGCATAGAATATACAAAGCCAATTCTTAAATCAACAAAAAAATTTGATATTAATTTATTAGATAATCTCGAGTATAATCATTTGTATTGGAACAAAAGATCTATAACTAATGATACTTTAATCCAATTTAAAGGTGGAGTTGGAAAAGCTGGTAAAATGAAAAATAGATATGTTTTTCCAATTTTTGATATAAGAAATGATATAATTGGTTTTTCTGGTAGAGATATTACTAATTTATCTAAAATAAAATGGAAACACCTTGGAGAAAAAAATGATTTTTTATATCCTTTATTTTTAAATTCAAATATTATCGAAGAACAAAAAGAAATCATTCTTGTAGAAAGCATTGGGGATATGCTTAGTCTTTGGCAAAATAATATTAAAAATGTACTAGTTATTTTTGGCACAAATCTTAGCCTTTCAATTCTAAATTATTGTTTAAAAATAGATATGAAGAAAATATATATAAGTTTAAATAATGATATTGAAAAAAATAAAGCGGGAAATATTGCTTCAGAAAAAACCTATTTTAGACTTAAAAGATACTTTGATGATAAACAACTTAAAATAGCATTACCAATAAAAAAAGATTTTGGTGAAATGACCTCTAAAGAAATATTACAATGGAAAAAGAATCTTTAAAAATATTATCTGCTTCAAGAATTAAAACTCTTGAAACTTGTTCTTGGGTTTATTGGAATAATTATCATATTAAAGCTCCTCAGACTCAAAACGATGGTAGTTTGAGAGGCACGATTTGCCACATAATTTTTGAGCTTCTTTTAAATCCAAAGCATAAAAATCATTATAATAAAATACTAAAAGCAAATTCTATTACTGGAAGCAAAGCTATAACTAAATTAGTTAAAAAATTAAAATCAAAAGTAAAGCTTGATGAGTCAAATTTTGAAATATTAGATCAGATGATTATGGTTGGATTAAAGCATGATTTTTTTGGAGAAAAAGATGGAAAGATTGTGTCTCCAGAATATGCTTTTGAAATTAAAAATGATAATCCTAAATATCATATTAAGGGTTTTATTGATAAGCCTATAAAATCAAAAAATAAAATGGTTATAATTGACTATAAAAGCTCTAAAGCTAAATTTAGGGGAGATGACCTAGAAGCCAATATTCAAGCTATGATGTATAGTTTAGCAAGTAAAAAATTATGGCCAAAATTAAAACCTATCATAAGATTTCTATTTCTTAGGTTTCCCAAACAACCAATACAAGAGCTAGAGTTTACAGAGGACCAAATAAAAGGATTTGAGCATTATTTAGAGCATATTAATGACTATATTAATAATTTTGATGAAAATTCGGCTAAAGTTAATTTTGCTATAGATAACGATAAAAGTAAATGGATGTGTGGTGTTGGTAATTGGAAATGTCCATACAAAGACCCTTATGATTATTATGTTAAATTAAATAATAAAAATGAAATAGTAGAATCTAATTTTGATGGTAATTTTAAAAATATAGAGGGGTTTATAATAGAGAAAAGAAAATACCAAGGATGTCCTAGATTTAATACTCAAACGCCCAAAATGAAAGACGAATTTCTTGATCTAAATAAAGATGAGTTTTTAGATTGAAATTAAACTAAATCTATAATATACTAAATAAAATGATACCATTGTTTAAATCTCATTATTCATTAGGAAGATCTATATTAACCTTAGAGGACAAGAACGAATCTGATGATTATCCAGATTCGATTATTCAAATAGCAAAAGAGCATAAATTAAAAGAAATATCTATTGTAGAAGATAATATGTCGTCTTTTTTAGAGGCATATACTAATACAAAAAATAATAATATTAAATTAAATTATGGATTAAGAATTTCTATCACCGAATCAACAACAGATAAGAGCGAAGAATCAATACAAAAAACATCAAAAATAATACTATTTTTTAAGAACAAAAATGGCTATGAAAAATTAACTAAACTATTTAGTATTGCTGCAAAATCTGGTTTTTATTATGGCCCTAGACTTGATTACAAAATTTTACAAGAAAATTGGAATGAAGATTTAATTTTAGTTATACCATTTTATGATTCATTTATATTCAATAATACTTTAAAAAATATGATTTGCATACCTCAATTTGAATTCACAAAACCAATTATGTTTATTGAAGATAATGATTTACCATTTGATGATATTATTAAAAATAAAGTTAAAAAATACGCAGAAGAAAACTCTTTAGAAGTTTATAAAGTAAAAAGTATATACTACAATAAAAAGAAAGACTTCAAATCTTACTTAACATTTAGATGCATTAATAACAGAAGCATATTAAACAAGCCAGAACTAGAACATATGTCTAGTAATGATTTCTCTTTTGAGAGCTATATGAGGACAAGATAATGGACGAACACTTATTAAGATATGATAAGAAAAAGACTTTAGTTTTTATTGATTGTGAGACTTTTAACTTATGTTTAAATTTTTGCCATAATTTACCTTGGCAAATAGCAATGATTAAAGTAATAGGAGATAAAAAAGTTGATGAGAAAAATTTTTATCTTAAATGGCAAACAGACTTAAAAATTAGTCAAGACGCAGCAAGAATAACAAGATATGATCATAAAAAAGTTCAAAAAGGAGGTCACGATCCAAAAGAAATATTTCCTACTATAAAAGATTGGCTAGATCATGCTGATTATATTATTGGGCATAACACATTAGGCTTTGATATTTATCTAATAAAAGAGTATTATAAATTCATGGGTTTAAAATCTAACCACCTAGTATCTAAATTTATTGATACAAATGCAATAGCAAGAGGTATTAAATATGGAACTCCTTTTAATAAAAGTGATAATTTAATTGAATACCAATACAAAATATATCACACAAAAAAGAAAAATGTAAAAAGTTCTTTGACTGTTTTAGGTAAAGAGAATGGTATAGATCATGATTATGAGAAACTGCATGACGCTATTAATGATCTTGACTTAAATTTAAAAGTATGGAATAAATTGAAATGGCAAATAGAGGTATAATATGGCTTCGTTAGATGATATATATGATATGATTCAAAAATTAGATGATTCTAATATTGAATATCTTCTTATTACTATTCAAAAAGGTAAGAAGAATGGCAAAGCGGACGTCTTTTATTCTTTAAAAGATAAAAATTCAATGAAAATATTAACTCAAGGATTAAAAGAATTTACAAAAGAAGTAGATAGGATAAATGATGAAGGCAAATTTGATTAATTATTCAGAAGATAAGTCTTTCTTTTCTAAGTTTGAAGATATAAATCTAGATCTTCACGGCGTAAGATTGCCAGAATTTAATATTGATAGTTCAGCAAAAAGACATTTAAACTTAAGCGAAGATGTATCAAATTATGAGTTTTTAAGAGCTTTATCTTTAAATGGATTTAAAGAACTAAAAATAGACAAGAATCAACAAGAGTATAAAAAATATACAGATCGAGCAAAGCACGAACTAGAAACTTTAAAAGAGTTAGGATTTATAGATTATATATTATTGGTTTGGGACGTTATTAATTTTTGTAAAACGAACGATATCCCGGTCGGGTTAGGTAGAGGTTCTGCGGCTGGATCATTAATATTATATTTAATTGGAGTTACAAGGATAGACCCAGTTAAATATAACCTTTATTTTGAAAGATTTATATCTACAATTAGAGCCAAAAAGCAAGTTATTAACAAGATAACATATTTGGATGGCAGTTTAATGTGCGACGTAGATCTTGATATATGTTATTATAATAGACATAAAGTTCTTGAATATCTTGAAAACAAATTTAAAGGTAAAACTAGTAAAATACTAACTTTAAATACCCTTAGCGGAAAACTTCTTATAAAAGAATGTGGTAAAATTGTTGCAGAGAAATCAGAAGAAGAAATGACAGCAACTTCATCATTAATCCCCAAGATATTCGGTCAAGTAAAAGACATTACGTCTGCATATGAAGAAATACCCAAATTCAAAGAATGGTGCGATGATAATAAAGAAGCATACGAAATTGCTTTAAAGTTAAGAGATTTAATTAAGAATAAGGGGGTTCATCCTTCTGGAGTATTGCTATCTTATGATGATCTAGAAAAAGTTTGCCCGACAGAATTATCTTCAGATAAAGAGGCAGTCTCAAGCTTTGATATGAATTGGGTTTCTTTATTTAATATTAAATTAGATATCTTAGGATTAAGAAGCGTTTCTGTTGTTGATGATGTATGCAAAAGAATAAATATAAAAATATCAGATATTGATCTTAATGATCCATCTATATATAGAGCCCTACAAGACCTAAGAAGTCCTCATGGTTTATTTCAAATAGAAGCAGATACAAATTTTAAGGTTTGTCAAAAAGTAAAACCTAAAAATCTAGAAGAGCTAAGCGGAGTATTAGCTCTTGCAAGACCTGGCGCTTTACAGTTTGTTGATAAATATGCAGCACATACAAATCTTCAACAATCAGAAAGTATACACCCATTCTTCGATGATATCCTAAAACAAACTGGCGGGGTAGCTCTTTATCAAGAGCAGCTTATGCAAATGGCAAACAAGATTGGCTTTACTTTGGATGAAGCAGAAATTTTAAGAAGGATTGTAGGTAAAAAGAAAACTGATGAGATTAAAACTTGGCAGAAAAAAATTGAAACAAAAGTAAAAGAAAATAAATTGGCAAAAGAAGTCGGAGATATCCTATGGAAAATTTTAGAAGATTCAGCAAATTATTCTTTCAATAAATCTCATTCCCTTGCTTATGCAGCTTTAGCGGCAGTTACAATTTATCTTAAGTTTAATTATCCACAAGAATTTTTCTTATCCTTATTAAAAATGAGCAAAAATGAGCCAGATCCAATTGGCGAAATATCTAAAATACAAAAAGAAATGCAAGCGTTTGCGATTGAGCTATTACCTCCACACATTATTAAATCAGAAATGGATTTTTCGCTAGAAAATAGAGACATAAGATTTGGCTTGCTTTCAATTAAAGGTATTAGCGATAAATCAATAGAAAAATTAAATAGTTTTAGAAATAAGTATTCTATCAAATTTGAAATATTCCAAGCCGCAGAAGAAGCAGATCTTAATATTGGAGTATTATCTGCCTTAATTCAAGCTGGCGCGCTAAGTGGATTTAATCAATCAAGAAGCAAAATAGTATTAGAAGCTCAACTATGGAACATCTTAACCACTAAAGAAAAAAAGTATTGCGTTTCATTCGCTGAGCAGTTTGATTATGACTTAATTAAAATTATTAAACATTTAAATAAATTTACTGATGAAAAAAATCACGCTATTATCAAAGATAATAGACTTAAAACAATTAAAAATAAATACGAACCTTATCTTCAAATATATAATCAAAACAATAAAAGCGAAAGCTTTGCTAACTGGTATTATGAGAAAAAGCTACTAGGTTATACTTACGATAAAACTTTAAAAGATATATTTAATGAAAAAAGGCAAGACTTAATATATATTAATAATATATATGACTATCCAATTAATTCTAAAACTATCTTTGTTGGACAAATAGAAGAAATATTTTCTGGCGTATCAAAAAGTGAAAAGAAAACTAGATATGTAAGATTAAAAGTATCAGACGAAACAGGAACGATAAATTGTTTATTATTTAATGATAATATAGAAAACAATAAATTACTTAATAACTCCAAAAACTTTGAAGAAGGTAATATTGTTATTGTTAAAGGCATGATAAAGCAAGATTGCTTATTTGCTGATTTAGTTGCAATACAAGATCATCAAATTTATATGAAATTAAATGATTTAAAAAAGATAGATAAAAATAATTGACATTTATATAGATAAATAGTAACATAAAGTAATATGATATCATTTTATAAACCTAATAGTAAAAATAATGGAACTGCTTGTAGTTTTAGCGTAAATCCTAGAGATGGGTCTATTTGGAGCTCTTTGATTAAGCAAAGCGGTTGGAATGAAAAAACAAAAACTGGATCTTTTATGGACAACAAAGATAATCCACAAAAAAGCGCAAAGATTAAATATTCAATAACAGAAGCAGCAGGATTACTAGAAGCTCTAGATAAAAATACAGAGTTCTCAGCTTATCACTCTTCAGAGCAACAAGTAATAAAGATTAAATTTGCGCCTTATATTAGAGATGAAAAACAAGTAGGATTTTCTTATAGCGTTCAAAAAGAAAGCAAAGAAAACATAGAAAACAAACAATCATATTTAATTGGATTTTATTTTAATGAATCAAGACTATTAAAAGAATTTTTACAATATTCGCTAAATTCTATATTTGAATCACAAAGAATAGAAACAATCAAAAAAATTAAAAATTCCTCCAAAGAAAAGCCCGCAGATAATCAAGAAGATAGCGAACTTTGGTAATCGTGAGAAGAAAAAAGGTTTTATTTCAAAGCGATTTTTCTTTAGCTAAAACTGGCTTTGGTAGAAACGCCAGAGCTTTGTTAAAGTATTTACATTCCACAAATAAATATGATATTGTTCATTATTCATGCGGAATGACTTATGATCATCCAGATTTTAAAAAAACTCCATGGAAATCAGTGGGATCATTGCCAAACAGCCAACAGGAGATGGAGCAACTAAATCGAGATCCTAATCTTGCAAGATTAGCTAGTTATGGGGCACATTTTGTAGATAGAGTAATTAATGAAGAAAAACCAGACGTTTATTTTGCTGTTCAAGATATATGGGGCGTAGATTTTGCTATAGAAAAACCATGGTTTAGTAAAATTAGTTCTGTTATATGGACAACTTTAGATTCGCTGCCTATTCTTGAGTCTGCTATTAAAAATGCTCCAAAGATAAAAAATTATTGGATTTGGAGTAGTTTTGCGACAAAAGCGCTCAATAAGTTAGGATATAGCCATGTTAAAACTGTACATGGATGTTTAGAGGATAAAGATTTTTATCGTTTATCTAATTTTGATAGAAATCAACTAAGAAAAAAGAACAATATCTCACAAGATGCATTTATAATAGGATTTGTCTTCAGAAATCAATTAAGAAAAAGCGTTCCAAATTTACTTCAAGGATATGCGCTTTGGAAAAAACAAAATCCCGAAATTAAAAATACATATTTATTATTTCATACTCATTGGGGAGAAGGATGGAATATTCATAAACTTGCTACAGAAATAGGTGTTAATCCTCAAGAAATTTTAACAACTTATATATGCAAGAACTGTGGTGAATATGAAGTAAAACAATTTACCGGCCAAGATTTAAATTGTAAACATTGTGGGGCAGAAAAAAGTCAAATTACTACAAATGTTGGATTGGGAATAACAGAGAATGAATTAAATAAAGTATATAACTTAATGGACGTGTATTGCCACCCTTTTACAAGCGGTGGCCAAGAGATACCGATTCAAGAAGCTAAGCTAACAGAACTAATTACTCTTGTAACAAATTATAGCTGTGGAGAAGAAATGTGTACACCAGAAGCAAACTCATTACCCTTAGAATGGTCAGAATATAGAGAACATGGAACAGAATTTATCAAAGCCTCGACTTCGCCAGAGTCAATAGCTAAACAATTAAATATTGTTTATAAAATGCCAATCCATAAAAGGATCGAAATTGGTAAAAAAGCAAGAGATTGGACAATTAAGAATTTTGGAGTAAAAAATGTAGCAAAAACTTTAGAAGATTTTATAGATTCTCAGCCATTTGCTGATTGGCATAAGATAAAAGAAAATCCAGAAGATAAAAAAGATCCATATTTTCAAATACCAAACATTATTGATGATTCTGAATGGCTAACATTTATGTATCATAATATATTAAAAATGAAAAATATTGATTCAAATGATTCTGGTCATCAATATTGGATGGGCGAATTAAGAAAGGGTGCGAAAAGACAAGATATTGAAAACTATTTTAGAAATGTAGCTTTACAAGAAAACAATAAATCTAAAGAAGTAAAATTCGAAGATCTTCTAGATCAAAATAATAAAAATAGAATCTTATATGTTATGCCAGAAAGTGCTGGAGATGTATTTCTTAGCACAGCACTATTTAAATCTATAAAAAATAGATATCCGCAGCACGATTTGTATGTTGCCACAAAACCTCAATACAAAGAAATTCTAGAAGGCAATCCTTATATTCATAGATGGATTGAATATAATCCAATTATGGACAACTTAATTTGGCTAGAAGGCAACAATCAACACGATGGTCATTTTGATATTGCTTATTTACCATACACGTGCACTCAAAGGAATTTAAATTATCTTCACAATGGTTTAGATAAGTTAGACTTTAGTTTAATTTAAATTATTATTCTAAAATGAGACTTCTTGATACATACGCAACTAATACAGGATCAAAGATTGACCAGCCTTTTATATACTCTAAGTTCTTTCCTTTGCCTTTGAAAAAATTTGTTACTTTTCAATCTCAAACTCCTTATGACTCAAGAAATTATTCTTATTGGCAAGAGGTCATTAATTTAATACATCCTTATTTAATAAAAAATGATATTCACATAATTCAATTAGGCGTAAAAGATGAGAAGCCTCTTAATGGAGTAGTTAATCTTTTGGGTCAAACCAACATTAATCAACTAGCATATGTTATTGAAAATGGCATTTTACACTTTGGACCAGACAGCTTAAGCGTTCATTTAGCTTCATATTATAATAAACCGATCGTGGCACTCTATAGCATAAGTAATCCTAATGTTGCTGGGCCACATTTTGGAGATAAGAACAAGCATCTTTTATTGAAAGGATATGAAAGAGTAGGCAATAAAAAACCTTCATATTCTCAAATAGAACACCCAAAATCAATAGACACTATTAAACCAGAAGAAGTCGCTATTGGAATATTAAATTTTCTTAATATAGAATATGCAAGATTGCCAGAAACAATATATTTTGGACCAGATTATAATATTAAAAGTTTTGAAGTGGTTCCGGACGATAATTTAGATATAAATTCTATACCAATTGAAAATCCAATTATCAGAATGGATTATCTGTTTAACGAACAAACTTTTGAAAAAATTGTTTCTTCTAAAAAATCAATAGTTTTTACTAATAAACCTATTAAAAAAGATCTTATACAAAAGTACAAAAAAAATATAACTCAGTTAATATATATTATAGATGAAAATAATGATGTTAATTTTGTTAAATTATTAAAAAATAATTCGATTAATTATGTACTTCTTTCTTTTCTAGAAGAAGATATTTTAAATAAATATAAATTAGATTATATGGACTATAATCTAATAGTAAATAGAAAATATAAAACAAAAGCAGATACAAATATAAAAGATATTAATAATCTGCATTATAAATCCTCAAGAGTAATACATTCTTCAAAAGGACAGTTTATTTCTAGATATGATTGGCTTCATGAAATAGGAGATAAAGTAATAGAAGATCCTGATTTTTGGAAAGAAAGTGATAATTTTTATATTTTTAAATTGACTTAATACAATAATTAAAGTATACTAATAAAATGAGTCCAAAGATTAAAGACGATCAAAATACAATTTCAATAGGCAGTTCAGAATTAAACGAAACATTATCTAATAATGAATTAATTATAGATAACACAATAACGCAAACTCCCCCAAATCTTATAACAAGAAATAAATATGGTCTTTTAGAAAATTCAAATGTTAATTATATTTATCATGATGATGGCTCAATAAACTGGCGTAAAATGGTAAAAACAGAATGTCTTGTACCAAATCGTCAGAAAACCCAAGAGACAGATGTAACAAAACTAGAAGATAAAGATTTGTTAATATTGCTTGGTGGAATTAAAGAATTAGCTCAAATTCGTGGATATTCTAAAGTTGAATACAAAGTCGTAGCAGCTTCAGAGAATTATTTTGCCACAAGCTGTAGAATTACTTGGTTACCAAATTATGAAACAGGTGATAAAGAAATAGTTTTTGAAGCTCTTGCAGACGCAACAACTAATAATACAAAGTCTTTCGCTAGATTCTTTTTGGCCGCAATAGCAGAAAATAGAGCATTTGTTCGTTGCGTGCGTAATTTCCTTAAAATTAATATCGTTTCCCAAGAAGAGCTTGGTGACGCTAAGCTGCTTGACGATTCAAGTCTTGCTCAAGAAAATCCAACTTCTCCTCAATCATTACTTGAAAAAGTAATGAAAGATAAGAATATAAACTTCGATCAATTAAAAAAAAGGTTGATTAAAGAAAAATTTGATGGAGCAGAAAATCTAAACTCAATAACAGATATTTCAAAAGTAAAGATTTTTGAGCTAATTGATAGAATTAAAAAGATTAAAGATTAATAATCTTTATATTTGACTAAATGATTTCTAACAAAATATAAATTAATAAAAAATCCACAAAATGCACTAAAAATATTACTTAAAAATGGATAAGTTAATCCAAAAAATGGATTAATAAAAAAACTAATAGCTAAAGATATCCAAAAACTAGAACATTCATGACAAAGTAAGGGTTTGTGAATATAACGAATTTTTGCTATAAAATTGCGAAAAGGTCTAGATACCTCAGTATCGCTCCAGGCATAAGTTATAGCAAGACAAAGGAAAAGATAAACTAAAAATTCGTAAAACATTATATAAAATAAACTACTAGTTTATCTTCTTTTTCTACAATCGAGAAAGATCTAAATGATACTCTTTCTATTTCAAGACGCTTACAAAGATTTTTCCAATCTTCTTCTGTTTTACCAATTTCAAAAACTTTTCCTCCACTATTTTTATATGGGTGCATCATTGGATTTATTAAATTCATTGGTATTTGAGTATTTTTTACCTCCTCTTGTTTTTCGTTAATTAAATTTATTATATCCTCTTGGGTCAACAAGCTATTGAAATAATCTTTTTCGCTTTCTATTTTTGATTGAAGATGAGCCTTCACTCTATTTTTGCAAGAACAATTAGGATTATTTTTTGAACTAGTTAGATCAGCGAAAATTTCTGGAAATTTATCTTTTAATGAGTTAAAGAAAGTGTCATTTTTTATAAAAGTATTAAAAAAAACTGGCGAATTTAATAATTCTTGAAATGTCATATACTTATATTATATATTTTATTATATTAAATTCTAATATTTTAGACTCCGCTTAATATGAAAGTATTTAAATTAATAGTTAATTTTGCATCGTCATTAATACTATATCTTAAATTTGTTTCTGCATCAATACAATCTGGTAAATTAAGGCCTAATATGTTTCTATTAGAATTATATTCTTTAAAAGATAATATTATATTTCTTTGATTTATCCCTGTAAATAAATTAGTTATATTTTCTTGATTATATCGACTCATAGAGAGTTCAAAATTTAAATTAATAGATATTGGATATTTAATTATAACTTCATTTGGTAAATAATTCCCTATTGTATAAATTGGTTCTCTAGGAATTTCTATATTTAAACTAAATGATTCTAATCTATTAAAATTAGCCTCATTTAAATTTAAATCAATATAATAATTATCTGCAGAAAGGAAGCTATTTAAAACGGAAGGATTATAAGAAAAAATCCCAGAAGTATTACCAAGCTCTCCTAATATTAAAGCTCTAGTATTAACAGTTGGATACTCGCCTAATCTATAATTAACTGAATAATTTGTAACATAGCCGCTAGAGAATGTGAAGAAATTATTACCATATTCAATTCTTCCAGAGAAAGGCTGCGAACCAGTAAAAGATATAAATCTATCAGATGAACTTAGTATATAATCTAAATTAAAGTTTCCTATTACTGGTTTAGATATAAAATAATTCCTATTAGAATCATTTACACGCAAGGAAGGCTCTATGTTATTATTATAAGATATGCTTAATCCTTGTATTCCAGAAATAATAGAATTATTTAGATAAAAGTTTTGATTTTCTATAGAATAAACATTAAACATTAATTATAATTACACTTCTTTTTAAGTGTAAACTATGTGAGGTAAAAGGTATATGGCTAGTATTTATGATACAGTTACAAGCTGGTCTTCAGGATCAATTTACGATAAATATGATATTGTAAAAGGTAGTGATAATAGGTTCTATTACTCTATGATTAATAGCAATCAAGGAGTAGCTAATAATCCAGTTACACCCGCTAATTTGGGGAGATTTTGGGATGGATATATATTATTGAATGGAAGTTTAATACCAGATTTTTGGTGGAAACCATCTTACAACGCGAAAATTATGAATAAACCAAAGATAAAAAAATTAAAATTTGGAAATGGTTACGAACAAAGAATTATAGATAGCGTAAATGAAAAACTAAAAGAAATAGATCTTGTTTTTGAAAATCGTAGCGAAAAAGAAACGGTTTCAATTTTACATTTTTTAGATCAAAGAAACGCTCAAGAAAGTTTTATATATAATATACCTACAATTTATCTTAAATCAACCACAAGTTTAAGTACGCGCTTTGTTTGTCCAGAATGGTCTAGTTCATATATATCATATAATAATTATTCTATAGAAATAAAATTAGAAGAAGTTCCAATATAAAATGATTACTCCATCCACACCAACTCAGAATTTTAATTTAATTGTTAGTGGCACAAAAGCTATTAACGCAGAGGTAACTTCTTTAACTCCATCTTCTATGATAACTTTTTATGAAATTGATCTTTCAGAAATATCCCCAACAATAGTAGCTGCTACAAATTTTACTTCAACGGAAAATCAACCAATTACAAGGGGTGTATTTAGAATTTATAATGATTATAATTTATACAAAATATCAAGTAATCCACATGGAATTATAACATGGCAAAATAATTCTTACTATCCATTTCCAGTTCAAACAGATGGATTTCAATACTCTACGGCAGGAACTTTACCTACGCCAAGATTAATAGTTGGAAATTCTAGTCCAGACAAAACAGAAAATTCATTTTTTAATTATATTAGAATGCAAATAGAATCTCTTGGAGATATAGTAGGCGCAAAATTTACAAGAATTAGGACTTTTTTAAAATTTTTAGATGCTTCAAATTTTCAAAATGGGGTAAACCCTTATAATAATGATCCAAATCTTTATGAAATGGAATTACCAAAAGACATATATTATATTGATCGTAAAACTTTAGAAAATAAAGAGTTAATTGAATATGAGCTAGCTACATCTTTAGATTTAGAAAATATAATATTACCAGGAAGAACAATATATGCAAAAAAATGTCCATTTCAGTACAGAGGAGAAGGGTGTTGCTATGAGTATGATAGTAGATTGAGTTATTTGCATAGTGGTGTATACGCTAACACAGAAAATCCATCAATATCTGTCAGAGGATTACAAACCGCTCCGCCAGTAGCTTCTAGCAATGATGAATTATTTGTTAATGGAATATTTTCTACTGGTCATATAGCTGGTATAACCGCTATAAATAGATTAACAGGAACTTTAGGGAATAAAGGTCCTTGGGATGAAAATATTAGTTACGTATCAGGAGATTTTGTTTATATAAATAAGAATGGTTTATCTTTTTATTATGTATGTATCAATAACCATACTTCAAATTTTTTAACTAATGTGCCCCCAAATAAATCTTTTTGGGTAGATGATAGTTGTTCAAAAAGTATTCATGCATGTAGATTAAGATGGTTAAAAAATCCTGCATTTAGACCTGTTATTTGGCCAACTAATAGAGGGGGATGGGATTTTGCCATGACGAATAGATGGCTAACTAGGGCAACATATGCTTATGGAGATTTGCCATGGGTTACAGGTTTAAATGGAAATCCAATTAATTTTCCAAGAAGACCAGGAGCAGAAGACCCTTCTTCAAGTATTTCTCATGGAATTCCAAAAGATGCAGATGGAAATTACCTTAATGGGTTTTTACCTTTTGGAGGATTTCCTGGGACAAGAGTACCTGGAGATTAATATGATAGATAAAAAAATTAAAAATTTTATTCAAAAACAAGCAAAGGATAATTTACCAAATGAATGTTGCGGTTTTATAATAAAAGAGAATGAAAAATTTAAATGCATTCCTACTAAAAATATATCCAAAGATCCTAAAGAAAATTTTGAAATATCAAGTTTAGACTTCCTTAAAATAAAACAAAAATATAAAAAAATATATTATATATATCATAGTCATACCAACGATAATCAAGATCTTACTGAAAAAGATAAAAATTGTTCAGAAAATTTAGTATTACCAATTATTATGTATAATTTAAAACATGATTTTGTAAAAATTTATGAACCAATAAAAGTAAAAAATGAATATATTGGAAGATATTATGAGCATGGCAAATATGATTGTTTTAAATTAATTGAAGATTTTTATAAAAATGAATTAAATATTAATTTTAATTATGATCGAAACTTTTATAAAAAATCACTTATAGAAATGGATATAAAAAATGAAATATTTAAATATTTTGAACAGAATAATTTTGAAATAATAACAAATAATACTTTCAAAATAAATGATATACTTTTTATGGACTTTTTTTTAAATAAAAATCCAAAACATTTTGCTTTATATTTAGGCGATGATAAAATTTTACATCAACCCATGGGCGGATTCTCAAAAATAGAAAATTATTCAGATTTTTATAAAAAAAAACTATATGCTATTTTTAGGAGAAAAGAATGATTAAGGTAAATTTACATGGAAAACTTGGCGAAGATATTGGCTCTGAATGGGAATTAGAGGTAAATAGTGTTGCTGAAGCCTTAAGAGCAATAGAAGCAAACACAAGAAAATTAAGAAAATGGATAATTAATAATAAAGAAGAATATGCATATCAAATTTTAGCTAATAAGTCTTGTCTTTTCAATGAAAAGAAATGTTTTAATAATCTAGAAGATATAGCTCACTCAGAATTTTATTTAAATATAAAAGATAAAATAAAAGAAATAGACATCGTGCCCGTTATCCAAGGGTCGGGAGCAATAGTTCAAATAATTGTAGGGATAATAGCAATAATTGCAGCGGTTTTACTCGCTGTGTTAAGTATGGGTACGCTTCTTTTACCTGCAATTGCTCTTGGGGTAGCAGGACTAGGACTAGCCGCCGCAGGAGCCTCTACACTAATAAGTAAACCTCCAGATTTAGATCTTGGCAGTCTAGATTCTTCTGGTGGTAGTGGTGATGAACCTTTTCAAGGTATAACTCCAGATCCTATAGGTCAAGGTAATGCACCAGGCACAAATACAAGAGGTTCTGTGCCATATCTTTTTAATGGTCCTGTTAATACCGTTGGAGAAGGTGGCCCTGTTCCAGTAGGTTATGGTGAATTATTGGTTGGCAGCAATAATGTGTTTGCAAATTATGATATAAATTATAGAGCTTTTATTTCTCAATATTCGACTACGGACGGGACAATAAATATAGAAGGCAGTAGCGCTTACATATTTAATAGCGATGGATTTTTAATAAGTCAAACCCCATCATTTTTGGAGCCATTGTAATTTTTATGGCTGGTGGATCAAGTAAATGGGCCGAAGGGTTTGGATACATATTATTTCCAGCCAATATTGCTAGAAGTCTTACAAGCTATAATTTTCCAGAAAGTACAGCTATGGATGAACCAGGAGTTAGTTTAAGTTTTTCTGGATTTGTTCCTTATGCTCCTGGAGTTAATAATGCCGTAACTTTTGGGTTTGGTCCTAGTGGAGCGCACACAGTCTATACAGTTATTAGAACATTAACAGGCACAAATATTGGTCAATGGTGGAGAGATCCATTTATCTCTCCAGGTGGACTTAGAATGACAGG